TGCTGGAGTGTCGGTTAAAGCTGGTGCCTGTTTGTCGCCTAAGCAGTATTGCCAATGCCATGCCTCATATTCTGGATTTGGTTTTCCATTTTTTGTTGGTTCACCCTGAAGGTAAAACCCATACTTTGGTGCATTTTCACACATCCATTTATATCTCTTTGCATCCTGCATATTTAAATCAATGGCTAGTCCGAAGTCCATGATTTGATGTTCCTGGAGTGCCAGCTGGGCTCATGCCTTTCTTGAGGTACCACTTTTTATTTTGATAAGTTCTAGTGACTTCTGGAACTCTGTTTGTCTGCTTGTCTTCATAGCGAGACATAAAAAGACTTAATTGAGCCTCAAATGGCCTATAGTCCCCAATGTTCTGAAGCTTATGACCAGCTGCCTTAGCTGCATCGTATAGGGCATTAAATGCCTCTGCTGCTTTATGCCACATTTGTCCACCGCATTTAACCTTTGCGAGCATATTTGGCTTTAGTTTTCCATTTTCAACGTTTTGTAATTCTTTTGGAATTACCATCTTTGCAACTGGGTGTTCCATTTTATTTATCTCCTTTTTACCATTTAACTTTGTCAGCCCAGTAGGCTGCGCTCATCTTGCCTTTTGCAATATTCTTTGCGTGGCGTGCCTTGAATGATTTCCTACGGGCAGCGTAAGACTTTGATTCGCCTTTCTTCTTGGGCGATCCAGAAACACCTTGCTGACCAAATCTAATAGTTTTAACTTGAGTTCCTGATTTAGCTACAACCACATGAGATTTTGTTGGGTGACTAGGAGTCCTCTTTGGTTTATTATATCCTGAAACTCCGAGCTTTTTTTAGTCTTGAATCTTTTGGCATTTACTTACTCTTCCTTTTAGATTTTGTCGACTTAATTTTTTTTGATTTCTTTTTTTCTATTCCAAACATAGAATTATTCGTTCCCATTCTTGGACCGCTTATGTATATTCTATTTTTTATTACCATTTTTTCTTGCCTCTATTTTATCTTCTAGAGCGTTTAAAATATCAAAAACAAAAAACCATACTTTCCATAATACACTAAGCATTATATTACTTCTTTCTTTTTTTAATTTTTGAAGCGGACGATATAGCAATAGCTATGGCTTGCTTCTTTGACTTAACAACTGGGCCACCTTTTCCTGAATGTAAAGACCCCCTGCCATATTCTCCCATTACAGATTTAATCTTTTTTTGGTACGCTGTTAGTTTCTTCTTTTTTGCTGGCATCGCTGTTGTCCTTTGGTTTTTTATTACCTTTATAGATTTTTCTATACTTAGCTAAAGACATAATTATTCCATTAAACCTTTATAGACATAGATATTATAGTAAATGAAAAAGCAGTATTTCCATATTTTAAAACGGAAATACTGCTTTTCAAGCTAAATAAAATTTACTATTTTTTAGGTTTTGCCTGCTTCTTAGGGGCAGCTTTTTTGACTGCGTTTGGGTCCTTAGGAGCTCTTGGCTTTCTTTCCTTCTTAGGACCAGCAGCTGCTTTTTTAACTTCAGATTTAGCTTCAACAACTTCTTCTGTAATTTCTTTAACAGCTTCATCGACTTCTTTTGCTACGACTGTAACTTTTTCCTCTAGGGCAGAAAGATAATTATCAAATTCTTTGTCTAAAGTTTTGTTGTCAATGTTAACAGCTTTTGCTTTTTTGAATAGTTTTTGAACTAATTTTTTAAACATTTTTTACCTTACCTAACTTTTTAGTTATTTATTTAGCTTTGTATAAGTATATATAGTAATAGCTCAGTATGTCAATTCATACTATTTATTTTGTTGAGATTCTTTAATAATTAAATATCTATCGCTAGTTTCCTTTGAAACTAAGGAAAACCCATATGCTGCAGCCTCTTGAACCGCAGCCTGTAAGGCTTCCTTATCATCTAGGGAGACATTATTTAATGGAAGAGTTATCCCAGCATAGACGTCGATATTCTCAAAGTTACCTATGTTTACTTTTCTATTAACTCCACATATAAATATTGGAGAACTAGAGAATGCTATCTCTGAAGCATTTAAAGTAACTGCTTGATCTAACGGTGAATCTGTTGACTGCTCGTGTGCTGTTTTATTAATCTTAGGCATGTTTCTCCTGTAAAAATCCTAGTGCTTTTAATGTTTTATTAACTTGTTCTTCTATGTTAATGTTATTAGTATCTATGACAAAAGATGCTATCTCTTTAACTAGATCAACTTCTTGCTCACTAACATGAGAATTTTGTTCTACAGTAGAAATTCTACCGTCTCTCTTCATCAATCTTTCGTTCAAGACTTCTTGATCTGCATCAAAGTATATCACAAATCCGTTTGGCATTTTCAGTATTGATTTTGCTTCGTTTTCAAAACGAACATCTGAAATAAGAACTACAAAAGGAACTTCATCTTCATCCTCTTCTAACGATTTAACATAAGACTTATAAAGATTAATTGTCTTTCTTATTGCCCAATGGCAAAAACAATCTGCATAACCATCTCTGCAGATGTCACCAGCTTTTTGTAAAAAAGTTCTCTGCTTTGTAGCATTAGGGTCCAAAGGTAAACTGTATATTTGATTTACTTTTTCTACAAAGTCATCATAATCTGGAATGATTCCTATTGAGTTGTTCCCATATAGTTCGTATAAGGTTTCGTGTATGGCATATTTTTTTCTAGATTCTTCATTTATGCCCTGTATGTTCTTTTTAGATGACAGCATCTCGTACAATGGCAGTGCAAAAAATATGTGGTCCCATAGTGCTCCGTGTTTAGTTACGACAAAAGAGCCTTTTGGTACTATTGATTCAGCTACAGAAGTTTTACCACTTCCTGCCTTACCAGCTAAACCAACTATTATTGGCTGTTGTGAATATAGTTTTTTGTTCATGGGATATAGTATATCACGCAATGTTGTTACTTTCCTGTCTTTTTTCTAACTCATCTAGAAATTGATTAGCTAGCCAATCTGGTTCCCATACTATATTTCTTGGAACTTGAACTATTCTAAATTTATATTCTTCTGCTATATCTTGAACGGTCATTAAAAGTGGAAGCAGCGTCTTATTTCTGCACTTCCATTTTCCGTTAATGTGATTTGCAACTACAGCTGAATCAGTATAAATAATTGGATCTAAAAAGTCTGACATACTACATATTAAAAGAGCTGCTATAACGGCTTCATATTCAGCCTCGTTGTTAGTTCTTCTTCCTAGACCCCTCGCAAACTGAGCTACCTTTTTTCTGTTCTTGTAGACCACAGTAGCACAAGCTGCTTCTCCAGTTTTTTTCTGCCCTTGACCTCTTGAGGCACCGTCACAAAAAACCTCTATATGCATGTCATACTTCTATTCCCATATCTACGTTTCTTGATTTTGCTGTTTCTATCAGACTCTTTTCTTGAGATGATGTACTTATTTGAAGCGTAGTAAATAATAAATAACTTTTTGAGTTGCGTCTAACTTGAGTTGGAAAGTCTAGTTGCTCTCTTGGTATAGAGTAAAATTCATCTGGAGAATCAACACTTTTATAATGTCCTATAAATTTTGGCATAATTAAAAACTAAAATCCTTTTCTGTGTAGTAGCCTTTTTCTTCTCTTGCTGATGCTATCTGCATTGACTGCATCTTATCCATAAGTTTTCTAGCGGACTCTGAGGCTATTCTTGATGAAGTTTCTATAGACTCTGCCAAATGAACTAGCGATTCTGCTATCACCAAAGCTTGGTATTCCTCTTCCGCTGCTAACATAGCTGCAGCTTCTCTTTCTGCTTCGTTTTTTCCTATTCTATTTTTTTTATAAATAGACTTATATCTACCTTCAGTAAGTTTAAAATGCGCTCTTGTCATACCGGCAAATCTGGCAGCTCTGCCATATGCGTTAGATGTTTTAGCAACAAGGTTTGCTATGTCGTGCATTGTTAAATCAACGTTGTGTATTTCTGGTATTTCAACAAAATATTTTTGATAGTTTTCGCCAAATCCATAGGCACTTACAACTTCTTTTATTTGAGGTTCTAAAAATGAAGCAAGAAGTTGGTTCAGCTTCTGTAGGTTTTGGTATTCCATTTTACTTTAATTATCCTTTTTTTTTGGTATACTTAAATAGGTCCTCTAATTGTGACTCTTTTATTATATCAACTATTTTATCTCTTATCTTACCTAGATGCTCTCTTACTGTATTAGGATGTTCGGTAATTTTACTAGCTATTTCAGATGACCTTTTCCCATCAACGTATCTCCATTTTAGCAGTTGTCTTTCTTGTATGGAAAGTCGATCAAAAGGTTCAGCTGCGGTTTTCCCTAGAACCCACATTTCATCAATTTGCTCTACGGATAAAAGGGAGTCCATATCTATTTCTATAGGGTCTGCTTTAAATCCAACAAGCTTTTCATCTTCGTCTCCATCATAATCTTCGTCTGTTATAAGTGGAAAAGTTTTTCTTCCTAATTGATCTATTAAGAATACGTCTACATTTTTTTTCAATAGATAAAAGAAATAACTATACAAGAAGGCGCTAAATGGTATTGGTCCCTTTTCCGAATCTTTCCTTTGATATCTTGCAACACATTGTAAAAAAGTTAGATCTACAGTTTGTCTAATATCTTCTTCGGTTCCATATCTTTTAGCCATGTAATATATTCCCCTCATACATTCATTGACTATTTTAGCAGTTGCTGGATTAAGTTTATTTCTAACAAGTGCCGTCCTAGCATAATTATCCTTAACGAATAACGCAATAAACCTTCTAATGTCATAGTCGTTAAGGTTATATTTTCCGATGATACAACATAGTTGTATACTTAGTTAAAAAATTATTGAATATTTTTAACAATTCCCTTTGAGCTAATGAGTCATCCTTTTTGGCCCTTTCAATTAGGTCCTGCATTTCGTGCTCTTCTAGAGAATAATATTGCTCTTTATAAGCTGCCATTTATTTTCCTTCCCATTTGTATAATATATTAGAATAATAGTCTTTGATGTCTTCATAAAAAATAACATTTGGAACTTCAAGATCAGTAACAAATCTTTTAGCTTCATTTGAATATCTACTTATTATCATTGTAAATTTTTTAAATTCATCAGGATAATATCTTTTAAATCTTTTAATTTTTATTTTACTTTTATCGTCTAGATATCCTTTTATCTCTATCCAATCTTCAGTATTTTCAAAATAAAAATCCGGTGTATATCCTTTAGTTCCCCTTTTTACTGGAAATGTAAACACCTTTGGTTCGAATTCAAAATCAATTTCGTATGCTCTGCATATCCTTGCGAAGTTTGCTTCCCAATTTGATCTTAACGTAAGACCGAGATCTTCTCTATAACCAGTTTTTGTATACCTATAGGCGCTGCCTTTGCCGCCCTTTTTCATATATAGAATCTTCTTCTAAAATTGATTTATCTACATATTTTGATTTTACTTTTTTAAAGTTTGGATGTTTAGAACGAAAAGATTTTTCGAGAAAAAACTCCTCTGGCTTGACATGCTCTATGTTCATGGTATATCCTTTATCTTATGTTAGTAGAGGGAACAAACAAGATCCTTCTACAGACTTATATTATATATTATAATTTAACCAATTTCAAGTTAACCACAATAGAACAGGAAAAATAATGACAACATTAAACATGCTAGTAAACAGCTTTGTAGTAGATATGCAGAGCTCAGCAGTAAAGACACTTGAGTCACTTGGGTACACCACTGACGATGCAATCAAGGTTGTAATCGACAGCGACCGCAAGGTTGATTTGGTCCAGGATTCAATTCAGTTTCCAGTCAATAACTAATAATTTATTTCTTTAAATAAAAAAGCCAGGGCTTAACGGCCCTGGCTTTTTTTGTTTCTCATTACTCCTACGGCGCATGCTCCGGACTTTGCGTGATCGCAAAAGGAACAGACCCTCTCATTATGAGTTGGGCTAAAATTATTGTCATTTATAATTTTATTACCGTATTCAATTATTTGAATCTTAGCGTTTTCAAGATCTTCATCTGTAAAGACATGACCTTTTCTTTTACCTGATCTTAAATAATAAAGCTCTGCGTAGATTTCTTTATCAGGAAATTCATTTTTAGCTGCCAGTGCGTATATGCCTAGCTGAAGATTATTTTTGATTGCGTTCTGAGCTACTTCCCATTTGCCAGTTTTATAATCTATAATTTCAACTCTATTTTCGTATTCATCTATTCTATCGATGAATCCATTTACATAAAATGAACCTATTACAAAACTGAAGTGCATTTCTTTTTCTTTTACAGAAAACTTTTCTTCAGAATGTCTATCGTAAAATTCAAGTAATATATTCTTACCGACATCTATTAATCCATCATTTATAATACTATTTGGATCATAGCTAGATCTTTTTACTTCATAGTCTTCCAAAAGAGTATCTGGGTTTAATCCAGATTCAGTACCTACATGATCTTCCAATACGGAATGGACTATGTTTCCGCAGTACCGCAGCATCGTTAAACTGCCTTGGTTCTTTCTTTATGTATGAAAAGAAGTATTTAGATGGACACATTTTATATGTATCCATCCTTGAATAGGAAAGATCTGTTAAGTACAGTTTTTCGAAATCAGAAATATTTTTAGCTGATTTAATTGATATCATTAGATTCACCTTCTGGGTCGTATATTAAGTTTCCTTTTGAATCAAACTCTCGACCTACAGAATCAATAGTGTGATTATTGTAAATATTTTTATATCCACCGTTTTTTGTTGGGACCCAACCTGAATCCCCTATCTCCATCTCATCGTAATAATTATTAGACATTTATACCTCTGGTAGTGCGCTTATATTTTTATCGTCAATTATTATTTTACATTGGGAAAAGTTATCCATATTTAAATAGTAATTTAAAACGTCATGCAAATCCTCTAATTGTTTTCTTGTAGCAAAAAAGCCAACAACGCCCGACTGCACAAAATACTTATCCGACTCTAGGTGGGTTGAGTCTTGATATTCTACTAAAGTTATATCATTTTTAACTAATCTTGCTAATTGCTGATTCATTATCTTCCTGTTCCTTTAGTCGGTTTATCTTCTCCAACAATTGTTATTGGATTCCAATCTGGATCATTCATCTTTTCTCTCATGTCCTTAAGATAGGATTCCCAATCTCTTTCATCTTCTGATTTCTTTTCGTACGTTACAGAGCCAGCGTACGGATTGGACCTAAACTTTGTAATTATAACTTTACCAGTTTGAGTTTTCCATCTCAACGTGCCATTTCTACAGTCACAAAAATCTTCTGGATGTGGTTCTATTCTACCTTGAGGGTCATATCTCCCACTGCATCCTTTGCATTTGGTAAATCTTCCCTTATCTTCACATCTACCACAAGAGAAGCAATAGCTCCAACACTGTTTCTCTGTAGGATTTTGATAACTACCTGCTGCTGCCATTACTAGTTTTCCTCCAATAATTCTTTTATTAATCTTTCAGCGTTTTTGTTTGTTGTTTTATTAAACTTATAAACAAACGTACCTAAATCAG